TGCCTAATATACATAATTGGCAATATACCCCAAACATCACACTTTTCAGCTATATTTGGAATTTCTGATAAATAATATGTTTTTTTAACAATACCATTAACGCTTTTAAATCCATATTCAAATTTTAATTGTCTCATAATTTTAGTTTTAATTAGTAATAAAGATACAAAAAATAACCATGAAACACTAAGCTTTATACATATAGCTATGTAATTTTATATAAAAGCATACATATATATACTGAAAAAACCCTACTGCTATGAATACAGTAGGGAAATAATCTAAAACTAATCTAAACATTATGAAAACAAAAGTAACTAGCTTTTGCTCTTCAAAGGTAATAGTTTTATTTTGATCTACTGCTGTTTATTTGGTTTATTTATTCTCTATACGAAATATTATCAAATGTTTTACCACTCTCAGTCATGATATAACTACGGACTCCTTTGTATAATGGATAGGTATTTTGACCTTCTCCGTAAATTAGAATCGCGTAAATATCCTTTTGGTCTGGGTGTGAATTAACCACCCTTAAAAGAAATTCAAACCCTTCTTTGTCGATCTCTTTGCTTACTACCTCGTACATTGTGCCGATGCACATGTTTGAGATTTTTCCTTTTTTTGTAATCTGTCTTAAAATAAACATAATATGTATGTATTTATATATCTCGCCTACTCTAGTTCGTGTTTTCGGCATACCACGTTTAATTATTCTAGTTCGTTGCTTAGTGTTATTAATTTGCTTTCGAGCCATTTAGTATAGTCGTTGTTATTATAACTATTAAAACTTCGCTCTCCTCTTTCATTGCAGTATTCAGTCTCTAGATTTTTCTTTGTCATCTTGTTTTGTTTTTATGTAGTGTTTATTTGTATATTGTTTTAACTCAATCGGACATAAATTCTATGTTTTTATCCGATTGAGTTTTGTTTTAATCTAGTAACTTATCAATTACCAATTCTACATCTATGACTTTACACATCTTTGCGTATTCTCCGTCGTCTGTAGAATTAAATACATAGCCAAAAGGATGCTTCCAAACTATGTCATTTTTTTCTAAATAAGTTTCCATTTTTTTACTGTACCTGCTTGTCATAATTATTATTGTTTTAATTAATTATTTGGTTTTAAGTCCATTGTTTTGCCATTGCTTCGGCTATTCCTTTAAATGTTTTACTCCTTGCTTTTCTTCTTTCTTCTTTTGGTAATTTAAGAGTTTCAAAATGTAATCTACTATCTGTCCTTCCGCTTTTGTGTATTATAATATCAGGCTTAACTACCTCTGACGGCTATAACTTTGGTAATCCAACAAGCCATAAGCAAGTGCTTTTTCTTTCAGTGTGACCATGTTGGTACGGTTGTATTATTTGGCTTGGTTTTTTATATAACCTACTCATTATACCAATGGGATTTTCAATATAACCTTTTCCTATTTTGTTTAATGCAATAACGCAATTAAAGAAATGTGAAGTAGCTGTTAATCTATCTTGATGTATAGTAGGGAATCTATCAGCGTATTCTGGATTATAATACTTATTAGCAGCTACTGTCAATCTTGTGCATTCAGGATGCATCCCTAAGAAGTCAGGTTTTATCTTTTCAATGGCTTTTAAATAATCCATTTGTAAATGCCTTTCTGGATACTTACCGCTTGTAGGTAGTAAATCACAACTGTAAGCATCGTGTCCGGCGTCTAAAAAAGCAGTCATTACTATCTGACTTTCTTCATGTGTTATTAATACTTTCATAATTTTAGTTTTGTTTTACCAAAGATAATCCTTTTTAACTTACCAACCTACTAATTTGTTGTTATTCCGTGTATTTCTTCAAAATCTTTTTTAACTCGGCATCGTTCTTAATCTCTTTTTGCTTTGTCTCGAATACTGTTTTGTTGTTCTTGTCTGATATTATTAATTTGTGTTTCATGTTGTTTGGTTTATTGCACAATTAAGTACGTGAGTTCCTAGTTTTGGGTGTACGCAGTTTCTTAATACCTGGCATGGATCGTGATTTCCGTTGTAGTATAAATTTCCTTTGTAGTTTATTCCTAACCATTCTTTTAACTGCTCAGAACCTTTAACAGTACCTAGCATTATAAAGTTCTTAGGTTGTTTTATTTCAAAGTCTGTTATATCAAAGTTTGCCCAGAACAAATGTCTACCTAGTTTTGTGGTTGGTTTTATCGGTGCTTCGTAATATGGTATCACGTTTTCAATACAATACAATCCTTTGAAGTTATAGTCTAAAAATATCTTTAATTCATATAGTTTTAAATCTGGTAATCTTGGTTTTCTGTTTTTACCGCTTCTTATCATTCGTGAGTTTGCCTGGCAGGGTGGTGATAACCAAATCATATCATAATCTTCGTAGAATTCTAATAAGTGTTCTACTACATCACCTACAATCACCGTATGAGTAGGGTTGTTTTCTTTGTACACTTTTGCTATTTTTGGGTCAAGCTCAACCGCTACAACTTCGTGACCTTCCCATTCTTTAGAGTTACCTCCTAATCCTGCATATCCGTTTAGTATTTTCATAATATTATTTTTTAAATGATTTGTTTTCTATTTTCTAAATATCTCCTATAGATTTAAATTCATTAGGGATTAAATACATATATCTATCTAAGTGCTTACGTCCGTCAGATAAATAATCTCTCTCAAAATCACAAGCATTACTCCATACTTGCTCACCGTTGAAACTATCAAAATAACCAGTTACGGTGCAGTAAAATGAAAATTGATCTGCGCAATCTTCGTCTAAACTTATTTGCTGTCCTATATTTATAAATCTTTTCATTGTGTGTATTTTTAATTATTATTTTCTAAATGATTTTCCTTTGAACTCAACTATGTTAAACATTTCAAATATACGATCATATACTCGACTCCCATATTTAGCGCCTATTTGTTTAAGGCTCTCGTTTAAATCTTCTGCTTTTTGTGTGTTCGTTTGATCCAAATAATTGACTGTAATATACGTTCTTTTATGCTTCATATAACGCTCCTCTAAAATGTCTTTTATTAGATTTGCTTTACCGTAGTTGTTCGCTTCTCGTTCGGATAACACATCATCAAAGCAACGTACACCGTTTAAATGCAACTTGTAAAACTCTTTTCGTTCTGTGTTATCTGTTGTGCTCTCATACATTGATACAACCTCGTTAGCTGAATAGATTTTAAACGATACGTTTGTACCTTGTAACGCTTGTTCAAGTGCTTTTAAACTGCTCGTTTTTCCATTACCATAACCACCAATTATTAAAAGTCCTTTATCTAAACTAGGCTTTGAAACTAAGCTCGCTACGTTTTTACACACTCTAAAGTTTTCTAAATCACCAATGAAATAGTATATTAATGGCTTTATGTTTTCTAGCGAGTCTGCATCCCTGGAGTATCTCACATTATTTTGCTCGAAATATGCCTTTTCAAACTCTTTCCATAGCCAATCCTTAGTCATTTCTATTTTTTCAACCTCGTTTTCTACTCCGTTGTGAACGTTTTTTAAATACTCTTTAGCTTCTGAGGTTATTTCTTTGGTTCGCCACTCGTTCTTTTCCTCGTATCTAACGCACTCTTTTTCCGCTAGTGATACTGACATACCGAATTCCTTTCTAAATTGAACTATAGCATCTGTATCTTTGTTATCTAGCGTATCAAGTCCTCTTTTTAATGCTGAGTACTTGTGATTTCCTATTATATCTTTACCGTCGTTTACTTCCATAGCTAATCTCTATTTGTGCCAAAACTTAAAGTGGGTAGTCCTTTGTTTTGGTCTGGTTGTTTATTAAAATTGTTTTTACTAAATTCTCTCTCTATCCAATCATCCTTGAAAGATAGCCAATTTCTATCAATCATCGTTGTTATTATTTCGGACGGGGTGAATTTTGAATTTTTAATTTTGTTTTTTAAGATATTAAATGCTACTTCGCTGTTCGGTGATTTTCTTTTTTTTCTTATTTCTAAATATCCTAAAGCTAAATCTTCTGAGACGTTTAAGTCTATAAGTGATTTTCTGAAATTAAAAGACTTTTTTTCTTCTTTCTTCTTTATTACAGTATCATTAACAGTTACAGTAACAGTATCATTAACAGTTACAGTTGTATTTGTTGGATTCTGTTCAACACTTTCAACACTTGTTGGATTTGTTGTATCTTGTTGACGCTTGTTGGCTCTAAGTTCAGCACTCTTTTTACCTGCTAAACTTCTCTTTTCCTTGATATTATCCCATTTTTCAAGGTCTCTTTTAAACTGATTCTTAATAGGTTCAAATGCAAGATTTACCATTCCATTTTTAGATACGGGTTTCATATCGTTAACATATTCTAAGATATGTATAAACAATTCCCCTACATCTTCTTTTGATAAATGCTTGAATGAAGTAATTAAATCAGCGTATAATATAAATGATTTTTTTCCTGTAGCCATACCTATTTGATTTTGTTTATCTCAGTACGTACTGATTTCGCAAACCGTATAGCTGTACTTTTGTCTAGGTAAATTTCATGTACGCCTGTGCGCATGCCTAAATCATCATATAAAACCATCTCTATAAGGACTGCCTCCATATCTGTCCTATTCTTAACTGTTATGAAATCGTCACTATCTAAACAATCTAAATGTCTTAATTCTATTTTTGCCATAATTCAATAACAGTTTTACTAAACTGATAAAAGTTATTGTTGTTTATTATTAAGTGTTTAATTAACTGCTTATCGTTACAGTATGATTAAAAATAGATTGACTATTTAGTAATTCAAATAGTTCAAATATAGAATCTGGACTACATCTAACTTTTGATACACCAATAAGTAAATGCCTTCCTTTATCTTCTGCTATAATTCCGCTTTCTTCGTGTATTTCTACTATGAAATCCATATTCATAAGTTCTTGTATTATTTTACTTTCATCCATAATCTATATTTATTAAGTGTTTATTTTTTTATCTTAATACAAGTTTTAACTATAACTAATACAGATATTATTAATAATACCGCTATGAATATTATTGATATGTTTTCTTCTTCCATAAACTCATCCATAATTTATATTTATTAAGTGTTTATTTATTATGAAATAAGGTTACTATAACATAGTCTTTCATTATTATACTGTGCCCTTCGTTTAAAGGGAATTTTCCAGAACCTCCAATACTAGAAACTATATCTATTAATTCGTCTGTAACTATAGCTTGCCTAATAGCGTTTAAGTCCATACCTCCTACTCTTTCCAAATACCTAAGAACTGCATGGTCTGACACTTTAATTACTTTCTTTGTATTTTCTTCTTTTTCTATCTCTAGTTTTACTTCATCTATTTCTATATTAATAGCACTCCTGTTTCTTTGCATCGTAGCTATATTTAGTTTCAGTATAGAAGATGTGTTATTTAGTTTAAATAATTTACTTTTTAATTCGTTTTGTTTCATGATATATTTTAATATATAAAAAGCCTTAAAAGTTCAATCAGCTTCCACTCTGATATCCCCTCTAAGGCTTATAATTTTTTTTAATTGCTTGTTGTGGAAGTCAGCAACTTATTTGCAAGGTACGACTTATTTATTAATTAATCTATCTCTATTGATTTAATTTTGCAACTGTGTTTATGTCTTATAAATTTATTCTCAAATTCACAATACCCACCGTCTATTTTTGATGTAATAAACTCTATTAATTCTTTTTCTGTTGCAGAATCAGAGTCGTCACCTGTTAATACTATTCTTATGTTAAAATTGAATTCCATTTTATTTGTTTTTAATTATCATAAATACTCATATCCTTTATCTGAAAATAACCAACCCGCCTACGGCTTAAATACTCATCCAATATCAAACTAACAACATCTACACGTAACTTTAGTTTTTTAGCTATTACAGTCGTTCTATTGTCGTGAGTGGTTAGGAATAGATCAACAACGCAGTCGTACTCATTTTCATCTATCAACCTGGCTTTACTTCCTCCTCCTGCTGTTGTTCTTATCATGGTTATACTTTTTGTAAATCTCTAAGTGTACCCGCTAATTCGTAATCCTCGTTTTCTACTGCTTCAGATTCTAATGCTTCTAAACTGTCGCTTGTTAGCTTTCTAAATTCTGTTGAAAACGTCCACATAAGACCGTTAGCACGACCAACATAATTACATGTACATTCAATAGTTGCGTCATTTGGTGATGCCTGACCGATATTTAATAATTGTAAACCACATTTTGAGCAGTAACTAATATCACATACTTTATATATCTTGCCTTTAATCCTTGTTTGGGCATTTTCGCACGGGGTTGACGATAACGCTATTACATTATCACCGATTTCAATTTTTTCCATAATATTTATTTTAAATTAGTTTTTAATATAGTATTCACAACCTCCCTCAGCTAAATCCTCTTTGAATCCTGCGTATGCTTGTCTGTATTTACTAGGAGTTGCGGTAAATCGGTAACATGTTTGTCTTTTTGAACATGTGATGTTTTGGCATAATGAAATATCTGGCATGGTTTTAGTTTATAGTTGAACGTAATACAATATTTACACCTCTCCATTTTCCTAAATACTTATTATCACTTCTTCGTGCTATTTTAAACCGATACGATTTAGTTCTTGGATATGCTTTTTGCATTTCTAGTTCATTGTTAAATGCTTCTTCGTTTACTAATAGTTGTGTGTTCATAATTATTTAGTTTTTAGATTAACCCTTACCACCTCGCTACTTGGAAAATCACAATATTTAGTTGTAACGGGTGGATTCTTTACGGGTTGTTTAACTGTTGTTTTTACCTGTAATTTTTGTTTAACCAAGAAACTAAGCATTCTTTTTTAATACCTTTTTCTTTTAAGAACTCTCTTAAAGATTCTGGTTCTTCTATTTCAGTATAAAACTCCATTCTTTCAGGGTTTGGTATATAGTCTTTAGCTGAAAATGTGTATCTAACTTCAGGATTACAATCAAAGCTAGCCACTCCAAACACTTGGACTTTCTCTAATTGCAAGTACACTTGTTTTTTTACTGTTTTCATTTTGTTATAGTTTTATGTAGCGGTGAATTCCTAACTACAATGTAAATGTAATTCTTTTTATTAGTTCTCACAACATAAAAGTAATATTATTTATGTTTTTCTTTCATAGCGCAATATCCTAGCTTGTAGTTTTTGTAGCTCCAACCATTGTTACGATTAGACTCAGCTCTATTTAAAGCCTGTTCAAATGTCATGTTTTCAATATAGCAAAAATTATCCTTAGACGCTGTTACTGTTATTAACGTGTCTAAGGATAATGTATATTTGTCTTGATTCCTACTCAAAATAGTGTGGTATTTTTATTTTAGTCTGTGAGTTTTTATCTATGTTATAAAGCATAAATCCAGACTTTGTTTGTTTATAGTTGCTTTTAACCCAATTTGAAGGAGGAGAAAAAGCGGGATAACTATAATAATGAAAATCGTTACTTGTGGTATCATCAAATATTGCTTGGTGACTATCTCCTTTTGAAAATTCAATATAATTACCATTATACAGTTTATGTTCTTTGCAGTACTGATCTATTTTCTCCGCTTGTTTTGCGTCTAATATAGGTTTAAACCCGAATTTTAAAGACTCGCTATCTTTACCGTGAGTTAAGACAAATGTATGTTTACCTATTGAGTAGTGTTCTATAAATCGCTCTAGTACATTGTATTCTATTCTGTCAGGGTGTTTAGTTTCTAGTAATAATTTACAAGCCATGTTTACAAAATACGAAAATACACCTGAGTGATTGTCTTCACAAATACTATTACAGATAATCTTATCATAAGTAACAAGTAATGTTTCAATTAAATCTACTTTAAAAGAAATAGCCTCATTAAAAGACTCTTTATCTGACATATTCTGAGGCAAAGAATGTCCTTTTCTAGTTGTTTCACCTCCTAAACCATCTAGTAAGTCGCCTAAATCGTCAATCACTAATGTGTTTCCTTTCTTAAAATCAAACACATGTTGTATTAATGTTCTTTTTCTGTTGTTTAATTCTACGCTATCCCATTTACCATCATATAAAGGCGATATATTAGCGGATCCGTTAACGTCCATTCCAATATGAATGTCAGTAATTACTAATCTATCAAACCAATTATGTTTAATCCCTCCGTTTGGCAGTGATGTTTTTAATGGTTTTACATATTTCTTAATAATATCGCTTATAAATTCTTCGTCTATACCTGTTTGCTCGTGTAGCGTTGGATTAAAAGCTATATTGTATATCATATGCCCCGCATTGTGAGAAACAAGCTTAGAACTTCTTACAGTGTCTTTGTTTAATCCGTACTTTTTACAATATTCGTCTATATCTAAGAACTTATTTAATCCAGGTTCCCACGCTGAAGGCATAAAGAACTCTTCTTTCTTTTCTGTGTCGTTATTATATTGGATTGTTTCTGTTTTTGTGTCGTTGTCAAATCCTTCAAACACTCCAACGTTACGTAATTTCACAAGGTTTTTTTCTTGCTCGTCGTCTAGTTGGTATCTTGGGTTTCCTTCTGAGGGGCTTGATTTTACAATAAATCCTAGCGCGCTTGCTTCTTGTGGTTTTAATCGTCTGTTCATACTTAATAGATTTGTTAATGTTCTTTTTTTATTATTGAGATTTCGGATCGCATACTCCAAACAACGTTGTCTATTGCTTCCATAATTTTACGTAACATTCTAATTTCTGGTACTGCTTCGTCTGCAAATACTTTTCCTTTTGCGGCACTTCCTTTAAACTCATACATGATTGTATTATGATTTTGAAAGTAATCTATGTTAAAAATTGTGAGTCTGTAATTTAATCCCACCAATATACGATGGGATTTTTGTAGGTTCTCTAATGATAAATATCTACCACTTTCGTAAGTTTCGATAATTACGTCTACTTTCTCTAAGATTTCGTGTAGCCTCATTAGTTGTGATCGTTTATGTAAACCTCTTTTACTCGTTTAGATTCTTTTGCGCTCTTAACTAGCTTTCTAAAATTAGGGTCTTTCTCGTAAAGATCGTCTGTATCGGGTAATATTTTATAATCAATCACCTCGTAATTTGCTCTTAGTTTATGTTCTAATACATGTAAATCGCACGCTAGTATTTTAAGCGTGCAATTTATAGTTAGTATATCGTTTGGTTTCATATTGTTACATTAATTGGTTGTGTACTTCCTCTTGAATAAAACAACTATCTGAGTTTATTTCGTCAAGTTGTTTATCTGTCATTTGTTTGCCGTCGTAATCAGCACTAAATACAAATGCGTCGCAGAAATCTGGATAGTCTGCTGTATCTATTCCTTCCATGCATATATTATCTATTTTTGTATAGTCCATGATTAAAGGGTGATTAGTGTTTCAGTTAGAGTTTTGTTTTGTGGCGCTGTTAGCTCGTAGTTTTTAAACTGATCAGCTGTTACGGCTCCTTTCTTAAGCGCTTCGATAGATTGTTTAAACTGTTTGTCGTTTAGTGTTTTCTTTTTAGGTTTAGGTTGTTGAGGTGTTTTAGGTTGTTCTTTTTTAGCGGGCGCTTTAGGTTTTTCTTGCATTAAAGAATCGTAGCGAATGTTTCCGTTATTATCTGTAGCGGTTAATTGTACTAATTTACTTCCATTAAATGACGTTTGCCAAACCCATTCTCTTAGTTTTAAACCGAACGACTGCTTAAATTTACCATTATTTTCTGTCACCTCATGACCGTATAACTGAACACTAATAACAGGATAGTCGTATAATTCTCTACCTATACCCCAATTAAAACAAGCACGTTTAAAACTATCACTAGCTAATCCTTTTTCTTTTTCAGCAAGCGACTCTGTTCCGGTATCTTCTTTTGATACCCATTCTTTTTTCTTCTCGCAATATATTGATACTATACAGTTTTTATTATCTCTTGTATGCTCTCGTTTCCAATTCAAAGCACCCGCAACATTGTCGAGTCGTTGCATATCTGCTCTAGCGTCTTTATAAGCTAGTATGGTTGCATATTTTCCTCTGTTTATAGACTGAATCCTAAAATCTATTTCGTCGATAGATAAAGGGTCTGAAAGTTTATTTAAGTCCATAATTTAGTTTTTAGTTTCAAATAATTCAAAAAATCTATTCATTGGTAAATCCAACACATGTGATATTTGGTGAGCAAGTAGTAATGGCATGTCTGTATATCCTTGGCATCGGCATAGGCTATTTGCGTACGTTTCTCCTACTCGTTCAGTGTCTAGTATTCTTTGTTTGTTTTCGTCGCTTAATTGGTTCCAAGCGTTTTGTGGTTTAAATTGTTCTAGTTTCATTTTGTTTAGTTTTTGTTTATTTGTTTTCTCTTATATATTTCATAAATATATCCTTAGCATTATCTCTTGCGTCATCGCCAGGTGCAATTCCTGCGCCTCTCTCGCTCGGTTCATAAGCACCTTCAAAAAAAGCAGTTTCAATTTCTTCAAATAATGCATCTATCTTTTCTTCTTCCTCTATATCTTTATAGTACTCTTCGAGTGCAAAATCGTACCCTTCCCAATTATCAACACCTCCACCTTCTAGCGCTAATAGTTTTAACTCTGCCGCTTCTAATTCTTTAATTCTTTCTTTAGTTATCATAATATTTAATTTAGATTAATTCTTTTAATTCATTCTCGTAAACATCGCCTATTAACTCCATAAAGTCCTCTTGCGTTGTCGTGTGTATTAAGTTGTCTATTACTAAACCTCTTTCGATTTCGTTGTGGTAGTGAGCTTCTAACGTGAACCCCATGAATTGTATAATTTTAGTTTTCATTATAGTTCAGTTTTATAAATTATCACATAAGCTATACTTCCAACGATAGTATTATAATGTGTGTTTACTGAAATTATAGTGTATTTATCACTGTTTTCCGATAGCCATTTATTAGTCAATGCTTCGTTGTTTCCTGAATACTCTGAAAATTCTTTTATTTGTATCATAATGTTTGTTTTAAAGTGATAGTAATTGTTTAATCTTTATATTTACATAGCTATAGAGTTCAAATCCTTCTTTTGTTCTATTTTTTAATAATTCTTCAGCTACTTTTTGCCTATAACCTAGGAGTTCACCTAAATTAAAAAAACTATATTCATTAAAAGGCATTCTTGCTTGATGTAATTTATTGTGAAATTCTCTTTCTTCACTTGAATCGAATGGTGTTTCTATGTATTCCATAATTATATCGTTTTAGATACTGCTAAAGTAATTCTTTTATACTTAATAACCTACAAAAATGTTATTTTCTTTTAGTTTATTTTCCATCTCCAGCATTGAATTGTCATAAACCTTGAAGTATGCGACTACTTTATCATACTGATATTGTCTTATTTTTCCGTGTGATGCTGCGGTTCTGTATGAATTGTTTTTTAAGCATAAGATTTGTGAGATTCTACTAGACTTTAAATCTGTTCTTTTTAGGATCGCGTCAATTTTTGATTTCAATTCGTTGCTTAATTTATGTTCTTTTGTTAAGTTCTTCATTTTAATTCTTTTAATTTGTTTAAATATTTTGCTTTTAATTCTCGTACTTCGTCTTTTGTGAATTTGTACATACGTGCTGTTATAGCCATTGCATCAAGTTCTAATACGTAATCCATACCGTAACGTTTAATAAGTCCTAGACGGTAGTTATTTTCGTTCCCCCCAAGGAAACTATTACATTTGCGACATTGTTTATGCACATTGTTTTCGTTAAATATCATTCCTGTGTATAACTCAGCTTTGTAAAAATGCCCTCCATCCCAAATATCAGCGGTTGTACTTCCGCAACTTATACATGGTTGGTTTGCATCTCTAAATCGGATCCACTTTTGATATGGTTTTTTAGCTTCTGCAATTAGCTGTTTAATTGATTTATTATCTTCAATGTATTTACGCTTTTCTTTCCGGTTCTCTTTTTCTTGCTTCTTAACTTTCTTTTTACTGTCTTTTCCTACAAAGATTAATGCACATTTTGTAGAGCAAACTCGTTGCGTTGTTTTAAACGGTGTGAATTTAGCTTTACAAATTATGCATTTCTTTGGTTTTACAATCATGGGTTAAGTCGTTTTATAAACGCTTCGTTACCGCCTTTTAAATGTTCTTCTAAGGCTGTGTGGTCTAGTTTCGTGCTCATGTCCAGGAATTCCTTTTGTCTCTTTTCGTATTTCGCCTTTTGGGTTTTAATTGAAGCCCAAATTATTACGGCTAAAAGACCCGCTATAGATAAAGCGTAAATTATGAATGATATTTTTGTTAGTGTTTCCATTGTTATTTATTTAAAGTGTTACCTAATTCAATTTCTTTTATTCCTATTCTTAATGCGCTTATTTGCATGTCTTTTTGTTCTAGCACTAGTCTTACTAATTCAGCAGGAGCAGTTCCTTCTTGACCGTGTTTTTCAATCATTAATTCAGATAAATCTAGCTCATTAACTACATCTTCTAACATGTTTTCTAGTTCTTCTTTTGTCCAACAACTCATAACTAATAGTTTATTTGTTTAATTAATTTTCTTTTTATTTTATCTAATTCTGGCTCCTGAATTTCTAACCATTCCGTGTCCGAAAATACGCGTATGTTTTCAATGTCTTTGCAGTCGTTTATGTATAATGAAAAACGTATCGTGTGGTTTTTAGTATTCACCTCGTAGTTTTCGTTGTCTAATACTCCGAACTCACCGTCGTACTCTTGAAAATCTATTTGTATTTCAGGTATGTTTGCTAGGATATTTCGAACTGTTTTCTTAATATCGAATTGAATTAAAAACTCTCTGCGTATTTCTGAGAATTCTGATGTATCTGACTCTATGTAATACTTATTATTCTTGTGTTGAATAGTAGTGTACATAGTGCTTCCTACTTGTTTATCAAGGTCACATAAGTACTTAATTTCTAAGTGTCCTTTTACTTCTTTTAATGTATAATATTTTAATTTCATAGTTATTTATTTAAAGGATGATTTCTTAAGTCATTAAAAATAGAATCTAAAACTATTACTCTTCCTTTTTCAATATAACTCCTTGCTTTTATAGGTATTCCTTCAAACGTTGGATTTTCTCCTATTATAATACTAGGTACCTTAGATTTTACTTCTTTTCTTAAAGAGTCAAAATCTTTATCATTCATTAATATAGTTGGATATTTCATATCCTTAATTTTATTAATCCTTATTTGATGTCTTATTTTTGATTCCATAATTATTTAGTTTATTTTATTGTTAAATACTTCTTGAATTTCCGCTGTGACTATTATACGTCCTTTGTTTTCTTTGGTTGTGAAAAGTGTTTTCGATGCGGAGTTTTGTTTGTTGGACTTGATTGTTGTCATGGTTAGTTATTTATATTAGTGGTTTATTCTAAATTATAACATTTTATAGATTATTGGTAATTTTTCGTCACATTCTTTTCTTTTTTCATTTAGTTTCTTGATAGCTTCCATAACGTAAGTATACCCGTCAGCTTCTGGATTGTATTTGCAAGCGTTTGGATATTTCTTAGAAAGTTTAGAATAGTTTTCATCAACTTCTTTAGTAAATAAATATCTTTCGTTTCTTCTTTTTTGAACAGTTTCGTTTTTCTTAGTTGTGAATTCTTTTTGGGTTAACATGTATTTCTTTTTAACACAACTAGAGCCAAGGTAGTGTGTAACACCATCGGACTCGATTGCATAAGTTCCTTTCAGTTCAGTTCTACCACACATTGAACATTCTGTCATTTCTTCTGTAAATCCTAATACTTCCATGCTGTTTGTTTTAGATTGTTAATGTCTTTCGATACTCAAAGATAATACTTTTATTCCATTCCCACAACATAAAAGTAATATTAATTATATTTATTTAGATTTAGCGCATAAAAAAAGCCGTTAAATTAATAACGACTCTCTTAAACCCACCCAACTAAATATTATTCTTTCTTTTTACTTCCCCATAGTTTACCGAGCCATGAGCGTTTGTCTTTTTTCGGCACCTCGTTAATAGTATCGATGATTTGTTCATTGTCTTTTACCGTGATTAGTTGCGCTTCTGTCTCAGGAACGAATACAAGTTTACTACCTCGTTTAACTTTCGTTCCTGTGATTTGATTAGTTACGTTTAATTTCGGTACCTCAGCTATTTTAATGATAGACTCTTGCCATTGTTGCATAACTTCGTCTTGATGGTCGATTCGTGCGCTTAAAGCTCTGTTTTCGCCTTTGACGTATACGTAGCCTATTATTATTCCTGCTGTTAATAATAGTGCGTAACGTACTAATCTGTTATTTAATAGAAAATTTATCATAATTTAAAGTATTTTAACGGATCAACTAAGACTCCGTTTATTCTTATTTCAATATGCATGTGGTTAATCATGCTTTTGTAACGTTGTGCGTTATCCTGTGCTAGTGCGAATATATCGCCTTGGCATATCTTGTCACCTTTCTTAAATAACTCTCTTAAAGTGCAGTATAGTATCTTGATTTTTACATTTGAAAACTCGCCTACTCCTTTGATATGTATACTTCTTAGCTTTTCTTTTGCATTGTCTGTTTTATATGCATAACCAAACCAAACTATCTCGCCTGTAATTGGGGATTTTATATAGTCTCCTGGAGTTGTTATAAAGTCAACGCCTTTGTGTCTATATTTTATAACTTTTCCTTTTACTTTTCTTTTCCTAGACGCTCCGTAATTTCCATCGCCTACGCTGTCTACTCTTACTGTTGGCTTATATAGAGGGTCTGTTAATATCATTATATTATATTTAGTTGTTTATAGAAACGCCAGTAAATAAGGTTTAGTGGCGATAATTAGTTATACTAATACTTTGGTTATAACTATTTTTAAAATCCATCCTATACCTCCACCGATTAAACCGAAAACAGCACCTATTTTAAACGTCTGCATCTGCATGTCTTTTATAGTGTCTTTGATTATTCCAACCTCTTCTACTATTCCTTTTTGATTTGTAGCAGGGTCGCTTTCTAAGTGAAAAAGAATCCTAGTTACCTTTTCGTTAAGGTCTTTTATGTCTTTTTCTCGTCTTTCGTCTGGGGTCATTTCTTGTAATATTTTGATGTTTTGTACCAATCGTAACCGCTAATTAATACGGTGACAATTATCATGTATATATCTGCTGTTGTAAATTCTCTAACGTCAAAATACCATTTATCTATTACATTTGAAATTGCAAAACCTATACCTATTGAAAGTATAAATCTTAATATTCCTTTTTGCCCGATGTTAGCTGCTAAAAAAGATAACGCTACAATTACAGCGTATATATTTGATTTTAAAAACCACCATCCTCTAATATCCATCTTAGAATCTGTTGGATAAAATAAATCACAAATATCGTAGTTAAATACAAATAATAATATAGCTGATATTACTAGCGTTATCTTTAGTTTATTCATTATCCTTTTACGTCAGGTGTTTTGTCTTTGTCAGGATCAACCGTCATTACTGCGTTATTCGATTTACCTTTTATCTTACCCTCAAATAGAGTGATCCCTAATAGCGAGCCTCCCGTAATAACTATTGCTATCCATACCTCAAACGAGTTAATCTCGAATTTAGTAAGTTGGTCTATCGCAGCTAATAATAAAGCTGATAACATGTAAATGATTCCGAGTGTACGCTTTGAGCTGTAATTCCCGTCTGAATCTTGAAATATATTCATTGTATAATTGTTTGTTTAAAATATGTTAACCACTGCGACATAAAGCATGAATAATGCGGTTATAAATAGTGGTACGTTTATGATGTTAATTAGTTTTGCTTTCATAATATGTTGTTTTTAATTGTTTTGTAGTGCTAATATACGTAAAATTAACTAATTACTATAATTTATATCTTAATTCACCTGTTGTGGTTCCGTAAACGTCTCCGGACACCAACCCTCCTGCCCCTGCTGCTGTATCATCTGCGTAAATCGGTAGTGTGGTTGTGTTTATATGTAAGTCTGGCACAGTAACCTTTCCAGAAAAAACAGTAGCTTTATCTGATCCTGTTATCCTCATGACATCATTAAACTTCCCATCCCTTACAGAGAAGTCTCTGAAATTAGTACTAGATCCGTCTGCATTTCTTACGTTTATATGCAGTGCTGAGTCATGAGTGTTTATTTCGCTACTAATTTGTCCTAAAACTAAATTCATTGCTCTTACTTCCCCGCTTGCTGTAATATCCTTAGCATCAAAATCAAAAGCTGCCCCGTTCAAATTACTAGCATCCCAAACCTGTGAGCCTCCGTTAGCTGTTAGGTTACCTGAGAATGTTCCTGTAACTGAAAAAACATTTTTCATTTGCTTTGATACTGAACCTATATCGAAGGAATCATCAGTAAAAGGTATTACATCTACATAGAAAAATATATCATCATCTCCAATCTGAAAAGAAGGAATACCACTTACATTAAAATTCATTTTAGCATTAGGCGCGCTTGAATTACCCCTGTCAACTTCAAAATCTATAATACTTGCGTCTGTACCTATGTCAGGAGATGTTACTCTGTCAGAGAAATTACCCGTAACTCCGAAAACAGTATTAAATTTTTTTAATGACGTTCCTAGATCGTGTGTACTATCGAAAAAAGGCTCTATACCTCTAAAGAAAGTAACCTCGTCCTGGCTTACATGTACCACGTCGATTAACCCTACCTTTAAGTTAATAACGCCTGTAGAGACACCTACCGCATCGTTATCTACAAATATATTTAAATTATTACCTGGATAAACCATATCAGAGGTCTCGATAAAAGAAGATTTCCATCCGAAACCTGCCCCGTTAGAGTTGCTAGCGTCAAAAACTTGACTACCTCCATTCGCTGTAATATTATTAGTTACGTTCAAGTCGCCGCCTGTAACATTTACACCATCTTTAAATTTAGCGGCATTTTGTCCGATTGCGCTAATACTTAATAGTAGTACTATTACTGTAATTATGTTTTTAAAATTTCTCATTTTTATTATTGTTTATTTAATTGGTTTAATATTTTCTTACTACTAATTTAGTTCCTGAGTCTTGACCGTCTGTCATTGTTAATTGGTTTCCTGCTAACGTGTAATCTATTGATTCTATTTGGTACACCCTGTCCGCCCATACGTCTATATTTGTAGGTGTTGTGCTTAATACAAATAATGTTTGCGCTGCTGTTGCTGTTAGTAGTTCTTTAGTCGATAACGGAGAAGTAATTGGAAATGGTGCGTACTCGTCTGCTGTTTCTCCAGGGTTTACGATTATTGCGAAACCCGCTTTACCTACTCTCGAACTATCCGTATCTTCTAACTCTAAATATGTACGCGCGCCTGCTATATCACCGTCAACAAATAACGTAGAGGGTAATTTTAACGTCGCCCATACTTTCATTACAAAGTTACTGAAATATTCGAAATTAGAAGGTGATAAATATAAATCTACAAACACCCCGCTTACTTCACCGTTTAAAAATATATCTAATTCCTTTTGTCTTCGTCTATAAACCGCGTCTACTTCCTCACCTGTTGCGTGGTGAATCTCTGCTATCTTAGTTATATTAGATTTATTTCCTAGTACCGTAACAGCGTATAAATAAGCGTCCATTTTTGCATTTGAGTTGCTTATCTTATATGTAGAATCAAAGCTGCTTATTGTAATGTCGCTAACGTCATCAAATTGTTCAAAGGCTATTTGCGCAAACTTAATATTTGTTATATCTAAATCAGGCGTGCTAAATGTAAGTGATCCTTTCCAAAACTTTGTACTAATATAGTTGTCTTCGTAATCGTGTATTACGTTTCCGTTCGAATCTGTTGTAGAATTATCTGTAGATAGTCCGTTAATTGCGACTGTTTCCGTATCTCCTGGAGTCTCGATTGCTGTAACCCTATCAACCGATGTTCCTGATATTATTAAATCACCTATAACATCCGAACCGGCTAATACTACCATCATAACTTTAGAAACTCCGCCTTGTCCTGTTATGTCTGTTCCTGAGTTTAATATTTGACCGCTTTCAGAATCGTTAATTAAAAACGTACCGTGTAGACTGTCTAAGTCTGTCTTGTCGTTTAACGGAAAACTAAAAGTAATGTGTTGCTTACTTTCTGAAATCGCATCCGTTTGGAGTGGCTTGTTTTTTATATAGTCGTCTTCTGTATTTACTTGTTGCGCCCAATCTACTTGCACGTTTGCGTTTGCGTTCGGGTCGAAATCTATAAGTTTAGTTTCTAAAGCGTCTGTAAAGTCGTTAGTACTTAATCCTTTTCCTGTAACCTTATCTTCTTTAGTTGCGTAAAGTTCAGTGAAGTTATTATTGCTTTTTATATTCGCGTTCCTTAGTTCGTCTCCTTGTCCGTCGTTCGGTGTTGATACGTCAATTATTTCCTGTGCCATTTAATTCCAGTTTATTACGTTAGTAGAATCTTTTAACTTATCTTCTTCTGTCACTTCGGGTATTGTAATAGTTTTTAAATACTCCTTAAAATTACCCTCTGCATTTACTGATAATTGTCTGTATCTGCTTATTTTTCTACTTAACTTCTCGTCTGCCATATCGTCAAAAACAGGATCAAAGCTTAAAAAGTTAACCGCTGAAAAGAAGACTAAAATATCTACTAAATAATCTGTGTATATTACTAGATAGTCACCTGTTAAATCGTCGTTTTTATAATCCTCTAACATCTTATCGTACAGGGGTACACCTAACACGCGTCTTAAATTAGATATTTGCGCGTTATAAATATGTTGTTTTAATTTATCAGCGTCAATATTTCCACTTAATGCCGTAAGCGTCGGTATGTCTTTTTCTGTTAAAAATAATGTTACCATTTCATGTATTTTTTAAATAGTTGAAATTTGCTTTCTTCTTCCGTTATTGCTTCGGGTGTTTTTTCCTCTTCTTCTAATTTCTCTTCTTCAAAATCTTGGAACTCTAATTTTACCGCAGGATCAATTAATTTAATAACCTCCATTATCCCGTTGGTTATAATTAAGCGCATAGGGTTGATATGACGACGGTATAAAGAATTTGTAGCTACTTCTATTTCGTCAGCATTTGAGCTAAACCCGCCGCCTGTATTTGATCCTGAGAATAGTATAGGTGGTGCCGAATGTGCTACTATTAATTTTCGTTCTGCTTCCTCTGCGTAAAACACATTTTGCTGATTAAGTTCAGGCGGCGAAACTCTATCTACTACTACTGCCTCCTCTGGAGTGTCATTAAACGCAACTATAACTCTTGCTTGATTGTCAGTACCTACAACTTTTTTACGTACTACCTTGGCTTGTGACTTCGCCTCTAAATCGTCATGTATTCTACCATTATTATAATTGATAACAGTAATATCTGACATTGCGTTTTTGAAATGATTGATACCCGCGTTTCCTAGTTCACCCTCGACTTGTGCCCAAGGTATGCCACTTATGTAATCCGGTACAGGAAAAAACGGTTCTGCAGTTGGTCGTTTAACTACTAGTATTTCTAAGTTCTCTTCTTTATATTGTCCTGTGAATTTAGGGTATAATTTAGGTATGTAAGTTCCTTTTTTAGTCCAATCGTAAGAGTGCCAATACCCTACTATTTCGACTGTTTCCATATCGTACTTTACTCCTAGTTTCCAAATAGGGATATACTCCATTCTTAACGGTTCTCTGTCAATTTCTGAACTATTCCATATAACCTGCAACGCATAGCCTCCGTGCGTCTTGTAATCTTGCACCGCTAAGGCTATGTCCGCGTCGCTTATGTATTGGTTTATCTTTAAATCGCTAACTTTCGATACATTTTTTAGTCCTTCTCCGTAAATATAGTTAGTAAAAGCGTTAATTATACTTTGATTTGTCGGTGAATCGTCGTATGCATCCTGATAAATCAAGAAATTATTGTTATTAGGACCGTTCAAAACGTAATTTTTACCCTGTTGTGGCTTGACATCTATCGGTTGAAACTTAGAAAACGTTTGTTTCTCACCTTTAAACACGTGTACTTGGCTATTTTTATTGTTTGTAGTCGAATTTGACATTTGATTGGCTGTTATATTCATAATTCTGTATGCTTGTACCTGATTCTAAGATTAAAACATTACCTCTAAACACTGTTTCTGCTCCTTTTTTAATCTCAATCTCGTATTTCTGTCTAGACTCGAACTCTGTAGGCTGTGAATCTAAAGTTATTACGTATGTTTTGTTTGATATGTTGGTAGGTGATTGAGTTATTAACGGGTTTATTACTACACCGTCTCCTGTAGACATTTCTAACCTCATTTCTAACGTTAAATTGTCAGTAACAAGTAAGTCAATACGTGATATAAAGTTAATCGTTAAAGTTTCTCCTAAGAATAGTACTTTCATTTGCAAAAAATTTAGTTTAAAAAAGCCGCCATTATAGCGGCTCTCACATTTCCTTAATCAAATTCGTTTAAACTATAATAGCTGCTGCATAATCTACTAATCCTGCTGCGTCTAATAAGTATGATCTACTAAATTCACCCTCTAAAGTTTGGATCGTGGCTGTGAATCCGTTTAAGTCTCCACCTTGTCCACCTGTTTGATCGTCTACTGTAATTGCTTCCGCTCCACATTGGCTACCACACGCTCTAATTGTACCGTCTTTCATTTCTAAATAAAAGACAAATAAACCTTTCATTAATTCTTTTATCATTGCTGCGGTGTCTAAATCTTCACCGTTAGCAACGTTAAATATACAAGGTATATTCCCTGTTATACCTACACTTCTGTTGTCGCCTCCACTAATACCGTTTTCGATATAATTAGTAGTTGTGTTTTTTAGCTCTAATCTAGCTACAGATAACGCACCACTAGGTATTACGGCAACACCTGTCACGGTTGTTACTACCTTATCTAAACTATCAAAAGGCGCTATTCCTACCGCTAATACCCCAGGGAAATCTGAATTTCCTGATAACGGTCTAGGAGCTGATAATGTTACACTTCCCATTTTTTATATATGTTTTAAATAAAGGGTCACGTTAGCAACCCTTTGTTAATAATTTCTATCCTCCGTATAATACGTTAGTAGCCTGTCTTGATATATGCACACTCCAAGCGTTAATATTTCTAAAGAATTTAACATCTGAACCGTTAGCATATTCTCCTACTTCCATTGCGTTATCGTCACTTTCTAAATCCATGTTAAGCGCAAGTGTTTTCTTAGGTGCTCCCATTACTATATCTTCTGGTAACTCTACAAAATTAACCTCGATACCATTGTAGGATAATTTACCTCCTTCGTCTAAGAAGTTTTTATTTGTAGTTGCTCCTACCGCGTTGTTGGCAATTTTCATAAACGCTTTATGTGATAACGGAGCGTTTAAGATAAATGGAAACTCAGTACTATCTCTTTCTACTACAGGAATACCTAAATAAATCTTAGCGTATTCTGCTGCGATATTAGAAGATGTTACAGTAGTTCCTGCTACTTTCAAATACTCACCTAATCCCGCTACTTTAGTTGCTCTAAACGCGTTGTAAATCATTACCGCAAACCATCCGTCTCGTAACGTAACGTCTAATGCTGCAACAATTGCTTGTGTAGCTGCTGAGATACTTCCTTGTCCTGCTCCTGGAGTTAATGCGGCAATAGCTGCTTTTGTTGCGGTTGTGATACCACCCCATCTTTGGGTTTTAGTAGTGTGCGCTACTCTTTTCCCTAATTGGTCTGCTGCTAATTGCATGAATCTTGAACTATCAATATTAGCTGCTCCTGCTGCCATATCGTCAGCAAACGGAGTATCTCTTAAAGTGTCCTGTAAGATGTCAATTTTAAACTCACCTTTTACATGTAAGATTTGATAGTCAAATAAAACAAAACTACCGTCAGCTGTTAACGCTTGACCTGTATAAAGCTGCTCTGTTACTGCGGTCGATGTTTCTGTTTTTGTAACTCCGTGTTTTGAACCTGTGTTAAGTTCAATAATTCCGTTTGCAATTGATGGATCAACATATAGTTGTTCAACTGCGATTTCTGCGATTTGCTTACCGCGTACTGATTCTTTACCTGTGTAATCTAATCCTGGCATAACTTATTTATTTAATATTTTTAATTCTTTTACTAACCACTCTATTTGGTCTTCTGAAATTTTACCTTTACAATATTCTGAAATTCCTTTTTTAGTTGCTTTTCTTGCATCTTCAAAAGCCTCGTATGTAACACCTTCACTAAACGGATTTAAAAACCCTGATTTAATTTCTTTTGCGTTTCTTGCTTCTTGTTCTTTTAACAACTCTTTCGGTGTTTTAATTTTTACTTCTTTTTTCATCTTATTAGTTTAGGTGTTGTTTTTTAAATTTCTCTAACTCTGGACTAACCTCTTTAAATTTCTCTGGTTTTGGTAATAAAGGAATTGGCTTAGCTCCTGCTATTTGAGTCTTGTATTTTTCAATATCTGACTTCATAGTTTCCAATTCTTCGCCTTCCTTAACTTTGTCAGCTTCTAGTTCCGCGATAGTCTGTTTAAGAGAAATAACTTCATCCATTAAAGCCTTTTCGCGCTCTGTTGGTTCTTCTTCTCCTTCTTCGTGCTCTGCTTGCTCCTCAACTTTCACTTCTTCTTTCACTTCTTCTGCTTGTTCTTCAACTTTTACTTCCTCTTCTTTTTCTTCTTCTTTGTCTTCCGCCATTATTTCATGCTTAGAAAACAAAGCCTTCAAAGATTCCATAAACGTAGGTTCTTTTTTTTCTTTGGATTTTTCCATTTTTTCTGTTTTATTTTGTTCGTGTTCTTTATATTCTATATTTACCATTTCAACGGATAAACCGTCAAGTCCTTTATTCTTTACATGCTTCCATACCTCGTCGTTATCCACTTTATAAGCTTGAATCCAAGTTCCAACCTCTGAGTTAAAACCTAAAACATTAGACTTATCATTGTCTTTATCAGCTACTTGCCAACATTCAAAAGGAAACACCCCGTTTATATTACCCATTTCTGAGTGATTAATATTAGTGTTTGCGCTACCATTATTGCGAGCGTAATTAATCATCATTTCAGTGATTGTCTCCGATGTATAAAATACGTTCGCCTCTTCTCCGTTAATATCTTTTCTGTAAATCATCTTATTAGGAATCATTGCAGGCGCATAAATAATGCGTTTTTCTTCATCTGCGAAAAGCTGTGGTTTCTCTTTTGAAAAATGCAAAAGGTTTTCCTCTATTGCAGGGTCTTTAACTAGTGATACCTTGAACACCCCCTTACCGCCTTTCTGCATTTTTATCTCATATACTTTCATTCTGTAACTTTTTTATACGCTTTTACTTACAATATATTTGTAAAGATACAATTTTTATTTCGATTTGTTAGAAACTATTACCCTCAATCTTCTTTCTGTCAAGTTCTTGCCCTGTTGTAACCTCAGATGTAACCACAAATGCTTGTATTGGTTCCTGTTCGTTTGTGTTATCTGCTATTGTGGTTGCGATTTGGTTTTCACTTGACGCTTGAAAGTCTACTTGTGGTGCTGCGCTTGTCGGTGCTGATGCTGTAGACACTGAACCCGCTGATACGCTACCACCTCCTGAAAGGATTTTCTTTGCTTGCGCTACATTTGATGCAACCGTAGCAATAGAACCTACTAAACTTGCTGCTGTAACTAAAGGTCCTACTACTGCGGCTGCGGGTCCTGCTATTTTAGCCGCCTCACTACCTGCATTTAAAGCCATAGGTATAGCTGTACTTATAGCTACCGCACTGTCAGCGGCTATCTGGGTAAGTGCTAAACCTTTCTTTATCGCTTGACTTGCTTTACTTTTTTTAAGTCCTAAAGCCTCTAATGAAGATATAAGGTTCTGCCCGTTTTGCGTGATACTTAAAATTGCATCTTGTATGTTTTGTTCGGTTTGTATTTTTTCCGCTGCGGCTTGTTCTTCTGCTTCCTTCTTTGCGTCTGCTACTATCTTATCGTCTTCCGCCTGTTCTGCTGCTAACATTCGTCTAACTTCTCTTCGTCTTCTTCCTTGCTCTATTATCTTATCGTCTTCGTCTATTGCTTTTTGTTCTGCGAGCGCAATAGCTTCTTTGTTGCGTTTTGCTTCTTCTTCTCTTTCTTTCTTTATATTCTTTGCGTTTTCTTCTTGTATCTTTTGCTTATCCTTTTCTCTTTGTAAAAATGCGTCGTGTAGTCCTTTTTTGCGCGCTTCTTCTTCACCGTCTAAAGTCTTGTTAAAGTCTGCAACCTTACGTCTGTTTTCTGAACTTAATCTCTCTAGTTCTATAACTGCAATTCTTGCTTCTGCTTCTGCGTCTAAATCTTCTGCTCCTGAATCGCTTTGTGCATTTAGTGCTAGTATTGCCTCTAGTTTCTTCTTTGCGTTTTTTAGTTCTGCATCTGTTTGTTTCTTTTCTGCCGCCTCTACTTCTTCTAATGCTTTTTTCTTTTCTTGATATGATGCTGTTGTACTTGTTAATATTCTTTCACTTTCTGCTAAGTCTCTATCTAGTTCGGCTCTAGCTACTCCTAAATCCCTCATAGCGTCCGTAACCTCTTGCAAGTCTTTAGTTGCTTGCATAGCTATTTTAAATTCCTTTGCTACTTCATCTCCGAAACCGTCTATTGCTTCTTTCCCTACCTCTACGGCTCCTTTAAAATCACCACTAAAAAACTTACCTATTGCCTCACCAACTAATAAAACACGATCCCTTAGTACGTCAATAGTTGCAGAAATACCCGCCATTACTCTATCAACTTGTTCGGCTCCTGCTTTAGTACTAGTAAATGCTTTTGTTAATGTAATTAACGCTAATGCAATAGCAGCTATTACCAATCCTACGGGATTAGCTACGATCGCCCACATTGTTTTAATTAGTCCTTTAAACCCTTTAATCGCATCACCGATACCACCGCCTAAATCTTCTAAGCTTTGTTTCTGTCCTTTGGTTGCTTTAGCATTTGACTTTTTAGCTTTTGTACTTTCTTCCGTGGCTTCCGTAGACTCGTCTATTTTTTTAGTAGTCTTATCAATCTTTTTACTCGTCTCGTCCGCGTTTGTGTCGTACGTGATTTTAATCTTCTCTTCTCTATTGTCTGCCATCTTAATAGTTTAATAGCGTTAATTTGGTTTTACCCGTTGTCTGGTCTATAGTACTGTCTACTATACTAAATTTATCCTCTTGTATAATTATGTCGTTTTGCAATCTGAACCCCGTAGGAGTCTGTCCGTCGCCTTGATCCGTGGTACTTTCGTTTAAGTATATTTCACTCGCGGGTAATGTAAGATTAAATTTTTGCGTCAATACATTAGGGTCTAGTAACCTAGTTATTTGATTAATATACCCATTTGAAAACAGGTTGTTTGGATAACTTACTGAATTCTCAACTAATACCGAGAACCCTAAAGAGTCACCGTCTTTACTAAATGGCTGTATTTCTAAATGTGTTATTAACTCACTTACTATTAATCCAAATGTAGCGTGCTCGTTTTGAACTCCTAAAGACCTTCCTAATGACTTAATGCCGTGGAAATAAAAGATCGTCAACTCGTCGTAGTTTGGTTCATATCTTGTTTCTCCTGTTTCTATTGGTTCACCGTCTGAATCGTCGAACCCGTAAAACGTTGTTATATTCGTTCCTACTAAATTAACAGGAGGTATAAGGCTGAAATTAGTTTCTACCGTGAAAGTTTTAGGTTCGTCTGGCGGTGTATCAGGGAATTTAACTTGCCCGTATTCGATACCTGCTGCTGTTTTGAAATCTACCGCGCTTCTGTATTTGCTATCTTGGTGTTTAAAGTTGTAAACATTATTGTCGCTTGGCACCTCTTTTGTTTTAGAGCTGTTATCTAAGTATCTCGTATAATCTAACGTGCGTTTTGAATACACTTGTTTAGTGCTGTTTATATCTTCTGGAGTTAACCAATGTAAAATATTATCGTTTGGCGATGTATCAAATACTGAGATATTAAACATCTTGAAATAACTATTCAAAAAATCAAATACCTTTAACTCCGGAAGTGATTTAATAATATCAATAGACGAACTGTTACCGCTTTCTGAATTAGCATTACTAAGACTCTCATACGAGTAAGTAGCTCTATCCTCTCTATTAAAGAAGCCTGTATTGTTATCGTCAAATGTAAAACGTATATAAATATGCATGTCTGCCCATGTGATAACTTGTTCGAATGATATTTCTGCGTAAAACTCTATTTCATCGTTTACGAAAAACACATCACTAACCTCTATTGTGAATTCCCTGGCGTCGCTTAATGGATTTCCTATAACGTTTGTTGCTTCATTGTCCGCATCCTCACTGTTAAATGTTTTTGATATTATTAGGCTGTCGTCGCTTTTTCTTTTTAATTTAATTGTCGCTTCAAATTTATCCTCACTAGTTATTATCCCGTTTAACCTAACTATGTATTTAAAAAAGTCGTCATAGTTACCGTCTCTTTGCTGAGGTGGGTTTCTTTTAGTTATAGTTATAGTATCGTTTAACGTATCTGTTGTGGCTACATATTTTTTAGGATCAGGTATTTTACTCTCGTTTTTATCTCTAAAGAACGCTAACGGGTTAAAGTCGTTTTTAATAACTATCAGCGAACTTTCGTTATTATTTATCTTTTCTGAATTACAATAAATAACTAAATCTTTATACTCACTCCTTTCGTCTAGAGGCGCAATCACTTCTAAATTATACTTCTTTTTAATCAACTCGATTATAGTTGAGAACGAAATACAAGGTCGTAACTCGCTAGAGTTTATCACATCGCTACTTCTAGGGTCTGCTGTGGATAAAAATGAAACGTTATCTAATGCATCGTTACCGTCTCTGTTCTGATCGTAAGCAAGTACTCTGTTGTTAGATATTAACGGCACAAAGTAATGTATAGGAACACCGTCTATAGTTGTGTTTTGTCCACTATTCATTAGTTGATATACACTCTTTGGTAGCCAATCCACAAGTAACTGTTCGTCTGCTAAGTCCACTATTAAATCATCACCTATCAATGTTTTTAAATTAGTCATTGTAGTAGCGAAGTTTGCCGTGAAATCTGTAGGTTTACCTAGTTTATATTTAATCGCAGTAACTTGCAAAGAACCTACTAGGTTTAATTGTCCTTCCGTATAAACTTTTGCGCTAAACTTATTATCTGGATTTACTTTTATTACATCGGTATTACCAAAGAACCCAAGCGCGGCTATATTTTTAGGAGTCGCTTTAAATGTAAAATCTTGTGAATACGGACTGAATATCTTAGATATGTCCTGCAGGTCTTTTGCAGTACTCTTCATTAAGATACTTTCATCCCTGTACAAATCTAATCTCCTGTATTCTAAACTGTCTACGCTTACGTATATTTCAGTCATTATCTTGTATTATTAATCTTGTTACTTGTCTCTTCTAACTCGATGTTATAGTCTATTTTGATTTTATCATTAATCATTGTCTTTAATAGGAATTCTCTATTCGCAATAGTTACGGGTATTTGCCTATGTGTTTTAAAGAATGATAAAAACTCCGCTCCTATACTTGCCTCGTCTACTGTAATTGTTGTGTCGTCTACTGTGATAAATGTATTATCGACTGTGATACCAACCGTTGTTTCTGTCTGAACATCTCCTTTAAACTTGATTAAATACACTTTATCTGAGTACATTATTTCTTCCACAATGTCGGTCATATCCTCAGTAATGTAACCTGTGTTAACTATGTACTTTTGATTGATTTCTGTATTAACTCTAGTCTTATGATGGGTATATGTGTTGTCTATCTTTGACGCGTTCCTAAAAGCTAACGGTACGGAGTCGCCTGTTATCTGTCCTAGCGTAGTTATCTTACCGTGAGGTGTAAACATTTGGAATAATCCTAGTTTGTCAATGTATGCAATGAAGGAACTATCACGAGAACACCTCGAAAATGCTGCGGGCGGTGTAATATCCGTGACATTTATCATGTTTTCGGTAGTTATTACATTCGGATCAGCTTCTAAATTAAACGATTGCTCGATGTAATTGTGTATTTGTGGGTTGTAAAATCTGTTTACCGTTCTTTTAAACCCGCTTGCGCCGCCTCCTGTACCGTCAAACTCAAAGTTTTCAGTTTGTTCGTAGTTCCATAGATACCCAAGTGTAGCAAAATGCGTCGGTTCGTTTGTAATTACGGTTCCCGCATCGCTTGTTACTTCCTTTTGTATCTGATAGAATACTCCTTGCCCTGTTATTGCGGGGTTGGTTAGTTCATTGTATGCAAAATTTGGTTGGTCTGTGTTCTGTGCTGTCGTAGGAGCTACTAGAAACGATTTAACGAGTCCATCTATTTGCAACTGTATGTAGTTATCGTTTACGCTTACTTGGTCTTTCTCCATTGTGTGGTTTGGTGATCCTAAAACCTTCTTTAAATCTCCGTGCCATATCCAAAGAAAAACACGAACGCTTTTAATCGTTGTGTCTTTCGCTGCGTTCTGAATGTCTAATAATATAGGACTGTTGCAAAATGCAAAGTTTTCGTAATCTGGAAATGCTGTCCGTTCTGATGTTGGTAATGTTGCCATTTATGTCTTTTTATAATCTCTGAGTAATTGATCTGTTATTTCTGTTATAATTATGTTAGTGGATTTAGGTACGTGTTTTTCTACTGCTTTTACTAATACGTCTGGGTCTTGGAATTTACCATAGAATACTTGCGCGACTGTTAGCACTGTATCGGGTTTAACTCTAAAGTTTTGCGAATCTCTTAAACGTCCTGTGTCTACTCTAGAATTCTTTGTAGCATCATTGTGGATTTTCTCACCTAATACATTAAGCTCCTTTTTAATAATCTTGTCCGATGCAATTTTCTGTGGACTCCTACGTTTCGCCATCCTTTAATTTTTTAGCTTTCCTTAATCTACTAGCGGCTATCAGTGCTTTAATTTTATTAGTACCGCCTCGTAACGCGCTTAATATACTTGTGCGTCGTGTCGCTCTCCCTGCCCTAGTTCGTCCTACCTCAACCGTACCGCCTCCAAACTTTGTAGAAATTATTTTCCACTCTGTACCGTTTGGCATTAACTTAATAGCATTCTTTTCTAATTGTGAATTTCCGAATTCACCGTAAAACAATTGCCTAAATATAACTACACCCCTAACGAATGTGTAAGAAATAGAACGTTTTAAGGCTCCCGTGTCGACTCGTGATGTTCTTTTACTGTCGTTAACAACGGTCTGCGCTATAGCTCTTATTTCCTTTTCTGTTAATGCCATGTTATTTTAAAGTATTGCGTTACCTTTATTAAATATCGATAACTCACATGTAAATTTCCACCCGTCTAAATCTTTATTTTCTCCAAATTTGGCAACCTTCTCTAAATCGCTAGACTCTAAAAGCTCTATAACGTCGGGGTTATTTTGTCTTCTAAGGAATGATAAGAAGTTATTAGCAATACTATGCGTCTCGTTTAAATTGTCTACTAGGTTTGTGTCTAGCTGTAACTTACTGTCGGTCTTTACGGGTCTAATGTCTCTCTGAGTCAATACAAATATCTCATACTTTAGAATTACAAAGTCGTCTGTAGGATCTGAGAACTGCAAATCTATATTTACAAGCGGGTATACATTCTCTTTGTTTTTGTCGATGTTATTTTCTCCTGCTAAATCTACTGTCTCGACTAATGTAATTGTATTAACAAGTTTATCTTTTTGAAACCTATCAATAGCGAAATTTTGTATTTTACTTACTTCGTTCATTTGTATTTATATTTTAGTATTCTATCTGAAATACTATTTTTCTTTCTTTTGTGTCATATACATGGCAATTAAATCCACAATACACTTCTCTATCTTCGGACTCAATTCTTTCTTTTGCACTTTCTAAGTCGTCAAAATCATCTGTAAAATCTAACATACCCCCTGTTGGGTAGTATTCCGAATAACAAAATAATAAAAATCTTTTCATAATATTTAGTTTATTTTATTTTCTCAATTCTTTTTTTCTCTAGTAAATACTCTGCTTTATACAAGAACAAATCTACACTCCATTCTGTGGGATCATCTCCAAACGATATACCATCGTTGCAAAGTAAATAATTCATTTCTGCATAGCCTCCGTACTTCTGCGCGAACGCTTGACGTTCCATTGTTCCTTGTGTATTAACCCCACCGCCTCTAGGCGGAGGGTTAAATATATCAGGGTACCGTTCTTTTATTTTTCCTGTAATGTCAAAAAAAAACCTACGATATACTCACCATCTTGCAAGCCTACTTTGTTAACATCTATTCCTCCAAACTGATACCATTTCTTTTGTATGGCTAATTTAAAGAAGTTTCCAATCTCTTTACGTGTTAGGTATGTATCAACATCTATAAACTGCCCCGCTGTCTTAAACTTGTCTTTAAGCTTGTATTTGAATACGTGATTCTTTTCTCTTTTTAAAACATTTCCGAACTCGATTAAATCAACACCGAAAAACTCTAATGTGATAGCGTTCTTTTCTAACGGCTCCTTATCTTTGATCGCGTCTATGTATTCAAAGAACTTTATATAGCTTATATCGTTTCTATTTTTTAAGCTGTTGGTACTCATAGATTGTTTTTAGTTTAAGCGGTGTGTAATCTTCGTTCGGGAATAGCTCTTTAAATGTTTCCTTGCTTCGTAGCTCGTCTTTCTTTAACTCTCGATAGTCTTGTCTAAGATATGGTACAAAGTGCTTTAAAAGCTTTAATTTGTTTTTAGTCTTTTTGCTTAGTTCTTGATCGGGTTTTGATTCTGTTTTCTTTTTTGTCATGATGTTATTTTTTTATCTGAACCATAGTTCTAAAGCTCTCAAATCTACTGCGCTCATTTGTTTTGGCTCGTATTGAATAACTCCTTTAATCGCTCTTATCTGCGCTTGTATATCTTCCATTGTGTTGAAGCATTCGATACGACTACCATCATTAAACTCAACAAACATACCTGTCTTTGCTTTTATAGATGCGGTAACGTCCCCAAAGTTTTCTATTATCTTTTCTTTTCTAATGTCTTTAATGTCTTCGTACTTGTGTAGGCACCCTACTTCTCCTTCTTTGTTTTTTAGTTCTATCATAATATTTAGTTTAAGTTGTTAGTAATAATATTATAGTTAATGTACCAAAAGTAATTGGCGCAATCTTTGATATTTTCTCTAACTTGTCATTTTTGAAATCTACGAAATGATAAGTCAACGATGTTATATAAAATAACACTAGTATTACTGTTGTGATTGTATTCATAATATATTTAGTTTAAGTTACTTGTGATTTCTTTCTGCTTAGTAAGTTTCGTTCTATAGAATAACATGTTAAATCTACATGCTCGTCGTGTTTTCCGTTTGGGAATGTAGCAATCTGTTTTAAAAATGCATCGTTCCAATATCCTCTAACTAGAAAAACTCTACCTCCTTCAATAGATGGACTCGATGCCCTTGCCATTTCTACCTTACTCATATTTACAAATGGTGTTCTTATCTCTGTAGCGTTTATACTTGTCGCTGCTATTAATAACTGTTTTAAAGACGAGCCCGACGCTTTAGGTTCAATCAATGTCAGTTTTATATCAAGTCCTGATGCTTCAATATGTGGAGATACGAACTTTAAAAGCTCTGGCATTTCTAAATATTTGTCTATTGAACTGTAAATATACAAATTATTTTTGTAAACGCCAGATATTTGTAGTCCTGTTGGGTCATTTTTTGTTAACTTAGTATACGCACCGTCAATAAATAACTCCCACTTAACAGCCTGCGGAACTTCTTCTTTACTTATTATACTAAACCAATCCTTGCGCCATTCTCCTCCCTCGTCAGGTGCAGGAGTCTGCATGTATTGACCTGCAAATGTATAACGGTCTGCTTGTCTAATAGATTCTAATTGCTCGAATGTGTGCTTATGTGGGTATAACGGATTGTTCTCTTCATCTAATGCGGGTAAACATAAATGCGTCCATTTCTCACCGCTTCCGCCTGCTAATAGAAACCCGCTTAGATCGTCCTCGTGTAGTCGCTGCATGATAACGATTATAGGTGTGTCGTCTGTGTTTATTCTTGAGCGTATAGTATTATTATATCGGTTGTTTACTTTGTTCCTCTCAACGTCTGAAAATGCGTCGTCTGGTTTTAACGGGTCATCAATTAATATTGCTCCTGCGAATCCCTCAACTCCATCAACACCTGCTCCAAATCCTGTAATTGCTCCACCTGCTGCGGTTGCGTAAACTCCTCCTCCTTGTTCGTTAAACCATTTCTTTTTAGATTGCGCGTCTTTCTTTAATTCCATTTGCCAAAGTGCCTGGAACGCCTCGCTTTGGATATACTCTTTTGTTTGGCTTGAATTATCTAAGGCTAGCATGTCGCTGTATGATAATTCTAAGAACTTACATACAGGTTGTTTAGCTAAACACCATGCAATAAATATCTTTATAACTAATTCAGTCTTTCCGTAACGAGGTGGCATGTTTATAATACCTCTTGTAATTTCACCACGATAAACAGCCTCTAAAAATAGAGCTATCTCTTCAAAGTGTTTAGATAATATAAACTTTCGGTTGTGGTTTTCTTTATAGATGTATCGAGCGAAGAACAAAAGACTGTTTTCGCATTTGTATTTTAAGACTTGTTTATATTTAATAGTCTCCTTCAATGGATTTATTTAGTTTGTCTGCTTCTGCTTGAGATAGTTCTCCTGCGTCTATGTTTATATTAGTTTGTTTTACATCTGTCTTGTCTGTAAGCCCTAAATCCCTTGCTATAATATTAGGGTTTAAGAATCCAGACGCAGCACCTTCAAACTTTTGATTGTAGATAATTTGCCTTACACGTGTTGTGACTCCGATAAAATCTTTACGCTCATCATATAAACCAAAGCAATCCATACTAATATCTATGAAGTTACAAAGTCCATGAAGCGTAAAAGCTCTCATCTTTGGAAGCTGTGCAATATCGTAAGGAATAGTAGTTTTAGATTTAACATTCTTTGTCTTTCCTTCTTCATCTTTAGTTGGTACGCTTACTTCTTCTGTTCTGTTTCCTTTTACAATAACTGATTCTAGTAATGGGTTTTCAATACACCACTCAAAATATTCATTGCACGCAGAAACCAAGTCTTCGGGGGTTTCAAATATTTTATCCCTTCCGTCCTTGGTTCTTAACTTGTAGTATTCATTTCCTATTGGTGCTGCCATTACTTTTGTTTTATACCCGTAAAGGTAGTGTATTATTATTTAAGTGTTGTTTTACCTTCTTTAAGCCCTTTTCTGTAAGCCTCTCCAGATACTTGATTTAGATAGTATTCTATGTAGTGAGCTTGGTTTATCTTGTTAGCTAGAAGTTTTGCTATGTCTTTAATGTTCATATCTCGTTTACTTTAAATTATTTATAAATTCCTGTTGTAATATTCTATACTTTAGTTTATGTTTTGGCTCCCATCCAACTTTATGTAACCTATCTCTATTGTATATAAATCTACCTTTTTGTTTTCTTGGCTCCACACATTTATAAACTGCTCCCATAATCTTAGTTTAAATTATTAAATATTTCATTTGCCTTATGTATTGCTGCTGTTCTTGCTTTATATCTATGATTAGTAAGGCAATCTTTAAGTTTTTCGGATATCTTCTTATATTCACTATCGTAAATACCGTCTATATCTATTCTTACACTGTCTAGCCAATCTGTTAAAACACCGTACTTCATTGAAGAGTCGAGCGAATTGAAATTAACAATATAATACAATGCAAACATCATATATTTAAACCTGTTTTCATTTAGCCATTTCTTAAACTCTTCTTTTGCTTTTCCTGTCAGTTTCATATCGTTTTGTTTTTATTGTCTCTACGCTGTGGGCAGTATGTTGCTATTTATTAGTTAATATACATGTTAATTAGCATTATATTGCCCGTGGAGCATGTTGACTTAGTTGTTGATTGTTA